TCTCTTTGGAAAACAACTTGGTTGTACCATTTGTCACCACAAATGTCATGGCACTTTGTAGAGTTGATGACAGTGTAACCTTCTTCTTCTAGATTATTAATAGTTACCCACCAAGAACGGTTTCCAAGTTTTACTGTAGAACCCAATCCTCTTGCCATAACAAGAGTATCTTTAGGATTAATCTTAAATGGTTTATCGTATTCAGCATCAGACTTCATTGTAGGAAGTTCTGCCTTGCCTTGATCATTTACTGGAAAAGAATAAACTAACTTACTGTCTCCATCAGACTCCATATAAGAACCTTGAAACTCTGCAAGATAACATTCAATACCCATTGATTTCGCAGTCTTACGAATCATAGGCCCTGTCTCATTAGGGTCTAGTGGATCGTCATGCGAAAGAATGAGGAGTTTATACTTCTGTTCTTTTGGTTCTTCTGTAATGAATTGGGAGAATTTTTGTGTCAATTTAAGCTTCTCTTTTTTTACCGATATTGTATTTTGTTTCCAGTTCCCACTCATCCTTCTCTTTAAAAGCGATTACTTTAATTTGAGAAAGAGGTGCTTTAGGTTCAGCTTCACCAACTATTTCAATCAATCCCCAATCACCAAGTAGTCCAGCAATTGAGTTTCGTCTTGATATATCATTCTCATTTAGATTCGTATCCTTGCCATCAAGAGCAAACAACTCCTTAAAATGGACAATATAATACTTGCCTTGTTTATGTAGAATGTGACAAGACTGATATAACTTTCTCTCCTTGCGAGAGGCGACACCAATTCTTGATAATGTCTCACGAACCTTTAGGAAGTCATCTGGTTCTTTTAATTTTACTTCCAGCATCTTTTCTGGATGCCATTCAATTTCATTCATTTTCTTCCACCTTTATTCAAACTATTTTTTATAGTCGTTATCTGTTCATTATCAAGTATCTGAAGAGCGGCTTTTGCTTTTGCATTACTATAACCAAAATACTCTTTTACATACTCTAAATCTTTCAACTTATCTGCCTTTACCCAAGGCGCATATCGCTTCTTCGATCTAATAGTATTTAGTAAAAAGTCATATTGGAGTTTGGTGTCAAGGTGGTGACGTTGATTCATCTCATTAACAAGCATTATGGTGTCATTGAATGGCGCCAAACACTTGTTAATGATGAACGGTGAATATTTCTTTTCCCACATAGGATCATCTGAATCCATCAGATTTTCCTTTGTTTCATTGATAGACTTTAGATAATCTTTTAGTTCATAACTCATTTCCAATTCACCTGTGTCATAACCTCAATCATAAATGCAAGCATATTGATTTCTTGATCAGCGACAAAGGCAGATTTGTAAGAGTAGTCTGCTGTTGCGAGAACAAGATGAGGAACAGTGGAAGGCTGTACTTCTTCATACAGGGAATCGTATACCTTACGGTACATACGAGCAGGATCATTATCTAGGTTGTTTGCAACCCATTTACGAATAGACTTGAAATCTTTCTCTTTAAGGAAAGTTGTTAAGTCCTTCATGTTGGTTTCTGATAGATTAACTAGTATACCACCATCAATCATACCAGAGGCAGAATACCTTTGCAGTTCATTAAGAACCCTTCTCCAATCTGGGAAGTGTTTTTCAACAACACCAGCAACAGCCTTTGGTTCAAACTGAACTTTTTCTTCTTGAAGAATGGTTTGCACTCTTTTGAAGAATTGTCCAGCAAGTTTAGGTTTGTCAGTAGCAGGAATACGAAACTCTATTACAGAGCATCGACTATGCAAAGGGTCGATGATACGGTTCTTGAAGTTACAGGTAAGGATAAATCCACAGTTCTTATGGAACTCTTCAATGAACCCACGCAAGGCAGGCTGAGTTGATTGTGGATTTAGATAATCTGCCTCATCAAGAATCACGAATTTACGATTACCATCCATAGAGACAGTAGAAGCAAAGTTCTTAATCTTGTTTCTGAGAACATCAATACCAGATTCTTCAGAACCGTTAATCATCATATAAGTAGCACCAAGTTCCTCAAGCATTGCTTTTGCAACTGTGGTTTTACCTACTCCAGGCCCACCAGATAAAAGAAGGTTTGGAATATGTCCTTCATCTACAAAGGTCTGGAAAGTCGTTTTCAAATCATCAGTAAGAATACACTCACTGATTTTGGATGGACGATATTTCTCCACCCAAAGCATCACATCATTCATAATATATTTCCTTCTGGTTTAGGCAGCTTCTAGAGCAATAAAGTATTCAATAGACTTGTTCACATTAGTAAAATGTGAGATGCCTTTTTGAGATACTTCTACCTTGTAATCACCAGAAAGAAGTTTTAGGTTTTCAACCTTAAAGAAATATGTGAAATCAGTTGGTGAGTTTTCACCGACTGTGATACTGAAGTCATTGGATGTATCGTTCTTTCTGTCAGTAACAGTCAAGTCGATAGTACCACCAGCAGTTCCTTTAAGAACCACATCTGGAACACCAAGAACAGCAGATGCTTTTAGGATTTGATTGAAAGTGTCTTGTGTAAAGGTAAACTCTACATCAACACTCGGCATAGTGATTTCTGTCTTGGGAGCTGTCACGATAGATGGGTCACTGAACATATAAGTTAGTTTACTACCACCACCCTCTTCATTAAGTTTTACACTCTTCTCATCGAATGTGAGAGTTGGGTCTTTGAATAGAGACATTGCAGACAAGAACTCGTTCAAGTCATAGATGGCAAATTCATTGTTGAAATTGTCTGGAACAGTTGCCTTTGCAACGATGTTTTTCATCGCTGACATTGTTCCAATCACAGTTCCATTTTTTACCAGAAGATTCTGGTTAATGGTAGAAAAGTTCTTCAGAACTTCTCTGGTATCATTACTAAGTTTCATATCAATTATTCTCCGTTGTATCGTGATTATGAAGTGCCATTATACCATAATGGATCACCTTTAGCAAGTCATTTCTGTTCTTGCCGTCCTTTTTTCCGTATCGTTGACTATATTTTAAAATGTTACCGATACAGAAACCTTCTCCATGGCCCGAGTCCATGATGAATTCTGTTGCTTGAAATCTATTGTGGGAATAGTGTGCAGAGTAAGTTTTATCAATATACTCTTGCAACTCTTTGAGGATTCTATCCTCTGAATATTTGTAGTCAATTTTGTCAACTACTACAGGTTCTTCTTTGTTCTTAAAATATTTCATTACAAATCCTCAATTCAATTACACATACTATAACATAAAAGAGCGCCCCTGTCAAGAGGCGCTCTTACAAAATTACTTGATTTTAATCAGGCGAGGCTTCTTTTCCTCTGGAATGATTCTTTCAAGTTCTACGTTCAACAACCCATTTTCAAAAGTTGCACCTTTAACTACCACATCATCAGAGATAGTGAAAGTTCTTTTAAAGGCACGATTTGAAATGCCCTTGTGCAGATAAGTTGTTTCATCAACAACTTCACCCTTTTCTTTAGACTTGATTGAAAGAGTATTCTCTTTTGTTTCAATCTCAATATCGTCTTTACCGAATCCAGCAACTGCAATCTGAATTGCATAATTGGTGTCATCCATTTTTACGATATTGTAAGGGGGGTAGTTTGTTGTTGTAACAAGACTATCATCAAGTAGTCTGTCGAACATTCTATCGAATCCGATAGAGTAAGTTTTAACCCTGTCAAAAGGGTCTGTAAGAGCTGTATTTACCATTTTGTTTCTCCTTTAAAAAGCAAGTTACAGTGTGATACCCATTATGGCATATCACGTTTATTTATAAAGTGGTAGTTTTTTGGGCGGAAACTACCAAAACCGTGATTTGCGACACAGAGTAAGCATATTTGTGTCGAACAGGGCGACTTACGAATCGCACCCTATATTATATATACATCCAAGAGGGATTTTTCAATCCCTCTCTTCAATTTTTTTTATGCAGCATCAGCGTATTCAAGTGCCTTATCAAGTGCATTCAGTTTTACCTTACGGTTACGTCCGTACCATGATGAAACCAATCGTCCATCATTAGAACGTCCTTGCAAGTGGTCTGTCATGTTAGTAACAGAGTTGAATGCAGTCCACCAAGTTCCTTGTGCGAACTCAGCACCAGGCTGAACATCCAAGTTCTCAAATGCAAGTTTTGAGTTACGAGAAGTGAAAGGAATTACGTTATCCACTTTCTCTTTCGCAGGCGCACCGAATACCTCATTGAAGTACTGGATTACGTTATCAGCGGTGTATTTCTTAGAACCAAGAAATGCAGCCATTGACTTGTACTGTTCCATCTTCTCACGAGCGATACCCATCTGTTCTTTGACTTCAGAAGCATCAAACTCTTTACGGTGATTTACAGTCAACATCTTATCTGCATTCTGTGATAGAGACAGTGTAAGAGTGTTGTTACATACTACACGAATTGGTGTCATACGAATGTTAATCGCCTTACCAAACTGGTGTGGGTTAGTAAACAAGAAGTAGTTGTCAGTAACGTCACCGTTGAACAACTCAAATGATTCTTTGGTTTTTGCAAGTGCCCAAACCATCTGTCCATCTTTCAGTGAACCAGCAGTGTGCATTTCCATGTCACCAGCCATCACATACTCGTGGAAGAATTCAAATGCTTCTGAGTTCTGTACTGGATTCCAACCAGTACCAACAACATCAAGTACAGTGTTGTCAGAGGTACGAACAAGTGCCTCTTTGTTTTTGATAGGAACACCAGATGCAGTGACAATTGGTTGTTTCTCAACAGTCCAGTTAAGTCCAGCGACTTCTTGGAATTGAGCAGGAGTCAAATCCTGTTCTACTTTAGTTCCAAGTCCATGCCAAGGAAGTTCACCAACATAGGCCATCTGGGCCTGTCCATTTACGATTTCAAGTTCGTGTGCCATAATAAAAGTTCTCCGTTTGTTTTCTCACTTTATATACACAGTATAGACTGTTTTGAGAACAAAGTCAAGATGTTTTTACAACTTTTTTCAACATTTTTTGTTGTTTTTTTCTGGCCATATCCATCTTCAACTTTGATGCATACATAGTAAAGTTCTTACCATCCATATGGTCATACTCATGTTGGAAGATACGAGCAGTCAGTCCAGCAAACTTGCCCTTCTTTTGTTCTCCATTAATGTCCATATATTCAAACTCAATCATCTTTGGCCTTTTGAGATTCAAGAATAAATGTGGATAAGTTAAACAACCCTCTACAAAGAATTCAGTTTCTTCAGATTCCCAAATGATTTTAGGATTGAAGTAAATCTCAACATTCCCATCTTTCAAGTCTGTGTACATAACGAATGCACGAATAGATAGCCCACATTGATTCGCAGACAATCCAATACCACGCATAGCAGACATAGTGCCTTTTAGATTATCATATAATTCTTGTGGTGTCAAGTCATATTTTGTTTTAATATCATCAAATGTTATATCAGGCAGTTTCACATTTAGTGATGGACTTTCTGCCTCAATTAGTTTATATATCATGTTCTGCCCCAAAATTCGATAGGTTTCACCATATCTGTGTTGTCGAATAGATACCAACAGCAATTGTCTTTACCAACGCTACTGCTACCCTCAATCCACTTTACTCTTCCTATACTAACAACTTTTTTTAGTTTTGTCAAGAAGGGAATTGATTGTTTTGTATGCATCCAATCTGAATCAAAAAGAAACCATGTAGGAGCAATATTAGAAAAATGTTCTATCATTGGATGGAGTATCTTACGATTCCAAGGTGGATTTGTAATAATGTATTGTGCTTTTGCATTTACATCAAAACAATCCATTTCCATTATTTCGTCAGACTGTGGTTCAATATCAGATGCATGAATGCACATTCCATTATGCAACCCCAAGTGGTCAATCAATCTACCGTCACCAGCACATGGCTCCACAAAGGTAAATGGTTTTTGTGGTAGATGTGCAATAAGAGGTGCAACTGCCGAATATGGTGTTGGATAGAAGTCTCTTTCTATTCTTTCAAAATCACTACGTTTTCCCATTACACCACCAAATGACTAAAGTTCTTTTCTTTTTTGAATTGAATAATACTTCTAAACTTATCAAAAAGCATATCTTGTTTGTGCGAAATAACAAACACATTTTGATCGTTAAATGTATTCAGAATTTTAAGAAAATCATCTGTACCAGTACCATCCAAAGATGAATCAAAGATTTCATCAAGAATGAGTAGATTAGTATTGGTTGAGTTCTTCATCTTTGCAACAGCTCTCCATGTAAAGAGTAGTGCCAAGTCGATACGCATCTTCTCACCTTCAGAGAATGATGCATAAGAAAACTCATCACGAAAACGTGACTTGATAGTTTCTTGAAAGTTTTCGTCAATATTAAAGTTGACAAAGAAATCCATAGAGGATAGATATGTATTTACCAACTTGTTCATAATTGGCAAATATTGTTTTACAATCTTAGTTTTAATACCACTGTCTTGTAAAAGATTTCGTGCTACATCAATATAGAATCTATCCTCGTTTAACTTAGACTTTTGTTCATTGATGTATTTAATTTTACCTTTGAGTTCATCAAGTTTAGATTTATCATCTTCTGATATAGAACCAGCTTCATAAGCCTCAATGTCTTTCTGCAACTTGACATTAAACTTTTCTAGTTCAATAATAGAGGAACGAATCTTTGCAATCTCAACATCATGTTGACGAATGGTTTCAAGGTCAATTAAGATTGTGTTGAGTCTGTCTTGTTCGGCACGTTCAAGGGTTTTGCAACTGTCGATTGCTGTGTCGAGTTCTCCGATTTTTGCAGTGCGAAGTTCTGTCTGCGTCTGCTTTGTTGCAGTCGTAATTGATTGTTCGCAAGTCGGGCATTCATCGTT